GCACTTGCTCTTCCGAGTGCGATATCTGGCACTGCACTTGCTCTTCCGAGTGCGATATCTGGTCGATTCATCGGATTCGCAGTCGCCGCATAATTACGTCCAGGTTCCTGCGAGAATTGCATCGCCCCCGGTCTTACAGGTGGCGGTTGTGACTTTGTCTCGATCGGTTTAGGAGGTGGTCCAAACGATGTGCTCACATCATCCTGCGAAGGTTTCATCAAATTCGATGCAAAGGCAAATCCGGGACTCTGTTGACTCAATGCCTTCACTGTCGCATCGTTGAATGTGCGCATCAACTCCGGACTTTGCCGGATCACATCGCCGAATGCAGGAGCAGCAGAAGAAAGTGCCTTGTTCGAAAATCCAACCACAGCAGCACTAAATCCGAGACGCATCAAAAGCGACACTTCCGGTGCCAACTTTCCACCCTTGTATTTATCATGCAGTTCCGAGAATATCTCCTCATATTCCGGCAAATCTTCCGATACCTTCTCGCCCCATCCATCCAGACTGACACCAAACGGATCAAATGCCGCATTGGCATACTCTAGCGAATTGACTAAAGTAATGAACCACCAACCCTGCAACTTCACACTGTCCTTCTTCCTCTTATCTTCGAGTGCGCCTTCATACTCATCTTCGACCTCTTCATACGGAGATTCCATATTGAAACTACTAGGGCGTTGCTTCAACTGTCCTGCCTCATACCATTCCTCCAATTTCTTGATCATCTCGCGCTTCTTTCTGCGCTTCTCTCGATCTGACATATTGTTCGTAGTCGAAGGACGCGAAAACCCCTCGGAAGGAGGAATATCTCCGACTTTCGTGAACCCATCCCACGTCTTCGTGTTTCCTAAACTACTTGTCGTCGATTGTCCCAACTTCGAATCGGTCTGTTCGTAACCGGAATTTCCTGCATTTTTTACCGATTCTGCGCCCGACTTTTCACCACCAAACCCGAAAAATCCACTGATGGACTTGGTAGTTTCGCCGAAAAGAGAACTAGCAGATGATTCTACTGCTGGTGTGGAAGACGACAATTTGTTCAACTGTGATTCCAATTTGTCTAAATCGGAAAAATCCACATTGACTTGTTTGCCACTACTTCGCTGATTATCGTTCATGAACATCTCTATCCCACCACCAAAATTAACCGATTTAGGTTCAAAATCGTCCTTCAAATTCAAAGTAATAGGGGTTGGATCTAAATCGCCTAAACCAATATCAATCACTTCCATTGTTTCGTTTATGATACAAATACAATATTTATTTTTAAGTTGTCCGCGTAAGATATTATTTCGTTGAACTTCAAGTACCAAATACCCTGCAAAAAACAATCTGCTAAATCATCCCGCTTCTTTGACCTCTCAAACAAATTCGACCACGGACCCATTTCAGTCTCATTCGCCTCGAAGAACCGTCTACAAACCGTCACACCATCGGATTTATTTGCCTTATAAGACGTCTTGCTTTTTACAGTTTTCGTATCCTCGTCGGGTTCTGTTGAATCGGGTTTGTTCTCTACAACTGAAAACCCCTTCAGTTTATTATGAGAAGACACAAATTCGATCGCAACTTCATTACCGAATCGCATAATAAAATACTGTGCAATCATACCCTGAATCGTTTTCATTCGAGAGGCAATAGTGGATATCTGATTCTCAATGATAACATGTGTAACACCTGTCATTGCTAGATCTTCGTCGAGTTGTCGTCTAATTGCACGCCCAATTGTAACTAAATCCGTCTCCCCCGCAGTTTTCGTTTTCGCCGCATTTTCGTTGATTTTTCGAAAACATTTAGACTCGTAATATTTATCGATCTTCTCAATCAATTCTGATTTTCGCATTTTATGATTCAAATTCGATTGGTCAAGAGGATGTATTTTCGCATATTCTGCTTCTAATTCGGGCAATTTCAATTTGTGAATATGAGAGGCAGTGGTTTGTTTAGTAGGAATAATCCACTTTACGTTCATTTTCGCATGAAGATCACAATACGGATTATTTGCTTCGTCAGGCGAGATCCATTTAGCGTTTTTATTGCAAGTATGTTCTTTATCCGACTTGCGTTTACCTTTTATTAGTTGGCAACAATGTCTAGATATTGGTTCTGGTGCGTCGAATGAGAGGAGATTCGCACAATTCCATTCTGGTATAGACCATTTTTTCGATTTCGTGTCTAGCGAAAAAACACAATATGCCAAGTTCTTAATACCGACATCGAAACTAATAAGACGCATTATAAATAGATGATTCATATAAAATCGTTTATTTCATTTGGTAATTAATCTCTACTAGTAAAGATTAACGTCTACTAGTTGAGGTGTCCTTACTTTTTGCTTCGCATAAAGGACACCTCTGCTATATAGCGTTTATTGAAACTAGTACAGGTTTTTAACCTGTACTAGTAAAGATTAAAATAAAAAAATATAATATAATCGGTTTTTTTGAAAAATATGTTACACAAAAATTTCAGTAAGAAAAATAAACATTCTAAAAATATCAAAAAAAACCGTTCTTATAAAAAATCAAAAAAAATAGGAGGACATAATGATGAATGGTTAAAAAGACATCCAAGTTTCTATGTAGCAAAAAAATTAACAAGTGTCTGTTCGGACGCAGGAATTTGCTTAGCATTTGGTGACAAAGAATCTGTTTCGGTTCTCAATTTTTTTGATAATTTTAATATAACAAATCTAACCAAAAGTGCGAAACGCATTGGTGTTGTTTCCGAAAATGGGTTTGTCAAACAACTCGAATATGAAAAACATGGTTATTTAGCAAATGCAGTTTTAAAATCTTCTACTAAAAAAGATTCAGATAATTTGTTATATGAAGCATTAGTAGGGTTTAATATAAACAAACTTTCTAAACGTTTCCCATGTTTCGTTGAAACATATGGACTTTACAAATACAAAACTGATGAATCTTACGAAAAATGCAGAGACACAAATTACACAACAGCAGAGGTATTAAAAAATTCAATTACTCTAGTTGCTAACGATGTCAATGGTATTAATTTCGATCTTATAAGTTTCTCATGCAATAATCCTACTAAAATGTCTGTTATTATACAACATTTTAAAAATGTAAAAACGCTTGAGGAATGTATAACTAATAATGATTTTGTTCAGTATGAACTACTCTATATACTTTTCCAAGTATATATGCCACTTTCTAATAATCACCGTACTTTTACTCACTACGATTTACACGCTGGTAATGTTCTAATTTACGAACCATTAGAAGAAGAATGTATAGAATACCATTACCATATTGGTGAAAAAGAAGTCGTATTTAAATCTAGATATATTGCTAAAATTATTGATTATGGTAGGTCATATTTCAATATGAATAACACTGCGATTGGCAGAAGTGATTATTTTTTTAATTCATTATGTAGTAATTGTAGTAATTGTGGTAATAATTCTGGATTTGGTTTTTTATATAATAATTCAAATCCAAATTATTTGAGATCTAATAGTTATATCAATTCAATAATAAATAATTCAAGTCACGATCTGAGACTAATGAATATTATTAAACAAATAGTATCAAATCATGCTGGTTTAAAAAAAATATTTGAAAAACTTGTATACGATAGTGAATATGGAACTAAACAAATTGAGAGATCTGGATTACCTTCAAAAATAAATAATGTGAATGATGCGTTTTTAGAATTACTCGAATTAGTTACTGATGAATATTATATTTCACAAAATAATAATGTATATAAAGACAAACACATTACAGGCGAACTCCATATATACGATAACGGCAATGAAATGGTAATTAATAAATTTAAATTTATTTAATGTCTAGTCTCCCTACAGCGAAGCGGCGGGAGGTTCGTTGCCTTAGCGAAGCAAAAGGGCAACAAATTATATTGACTAGCATATACGCTTCCCTTCGGGATATGGGTTTTTAATCCATATGACCAGACGTTAAGGTCTGATTATATGGATTAAAAACCCATATGACTAGATATTAACCTCTACTAGTTTCTGTATAGATATTTCGCAAATAATCCGGAGTTTACTTATGCGTATTGTTCTTCGAGTAACCGATTACAGCACAGGCAATCCGCTTTCCCGAATTACCATTTTCTAAACTTGCAGAATTACTGCCTTGTCCACAATCGTCTTCGTCCGCGTGAATAATCAATCCGCGCCCAATAATATTTGCTTTCGTTCCTCTCAACTTGATACAGTCGTCTTCCATCCGGTATTTAGCACAACCATATTTGTCTGTTTCTAAATTGCCTAAATCGCCTACATGGCGTTCTTTCATTCCAGGACAACCGTGTGTTTTTCCATAAGGGTTGAAATGTGCACACATACTCGTGCAATGATCTGAGAGGTCGCCTGCTTCATGCACATGAAATCCGTGTTTCCACGATTTCTTCAATCCTTCTAAATCAATATCTATGTTGACCGATCCTTTACTATTTTCTGTGAAAACCACTGTTCCTTTGATTTTGTCATTGAACACCGCAATTGCCTGTATAGGTGGTCTTATCGTCGCCATAGTATACTATGTGGTCGACGATTTTATGGATTGAATTGCCGCGTTTACATTATCTGCTATACGGTAGGAATCTGAATATGAATATGGTGCTAAATAACTGTGATATCCATCATAATTAGCGTTATTATCGACACATAGTTTTGCAAGAAAATCGATCAATTCTGGAATATAAGGATCTATCGTCGACGTCGGCATTTTTCGAACATTCGTGGAATCCATGAATATTGTCGTATGATTTTCATATGTATGCAAATTGAATTCGTAGTAATAGTTATCGCCGAATGAAAATCTATATTTGGTTGCAGACATAATAATATACATTTTCAATAGAGACCATAATTACTGTGTTTTTTGCCATTCTAACAATTCTGCTTGACTAATAACGGGGGTAACTGTGCGAGCAGCAAGTTGTTCTCTCGACAAATAATTTGCCTTTAGATCGCTCTCGAAACGTCCGTATTCATTCTCCGACTGAATGTATGAACTGTAATTTGCAGGTGATGTATTCTTGGACAGACCGGCGAAAATGGGTAAAAAACTGGATTTTACGTCTTGACTAGATCTGTTATCATAATAACCACAATCGTTTGCGGTTTCTGCAAAATTCGTTTTAATGATAGACTCTGCATTATGTGTTAAATACTTTCTGTAATCCCAATTAGATTGAACTCCGCTTGATTTAAGAAGTAGTTGATTATCGATTGCTTCGGGTTGCCATGATGCGATGAGTGCTCTACTGTCATTCATGAGTGGAGGGAATCCCTGGTAAACATTATTCGCACCATATCCTCGTGAGGATGGATGCATTTCTTGTGGTGTGGGATGAACCACTGCGATTTTCTGCGCTGCCAATCCGTCTAAATCCGCGTCATTGAATGGAGTAAACATCGTGCTTATAATTTAACAAGGTATTATCTATTTGTATTAGATGCAAATAATATGTTTCATGTTCATACTAAACATATTATTTATTGCAATGCTGCCTGTATGACATTAATCAATTCCGGTTTTTTCATCTTGCTTACATCTGAAGTTACACCAACTTGAGAGGCAACCGTTTTTAATTGGTTAATGTTCATTTTTTTCAGTTGATCAATAGACGGTAATGGGGGTTTATTCTCTTCGGTGACACTCGGTTCGTTTAAAGAAACATCGACAATATCAACAATGTTTTCGTTATTTTGTTCTTCTTTGATAGAAGGGTCGAGATGATCACTCACTCTTATAACCTCTGAAATATCCAACACATCAACTGAATCGGAAGGTTCACTTTCGTCTGATGATATACTTGACTCATCGTTTTCAGACTCTTCTTCCGAAGAAACAGTGTCTTCGTCATCTTCGGAATCATTGTCGGACACAACAATTTTATTCTCTTCGGATGCAGAAAAATCGAGTGAAATCACTTCTTTAGGTCTCGAGTTTACGAATGAGTCATATGTAACATTGACTGGGGGGTGAACGATTCCTGCAGTAATATTTACCTCCGGAGTAGACTTAGGTCTCACCTCTACACTAATATCTTCATTTTTACTATTTTCCGGTTCAGGTTGTGATCCCAACCCAAACATACCTCTCAATGATTTTATCTCTTTAACAACTGCAGTCAATAATCCATACATCGATTCACTTTTTTTTTCAGCAACTGCGATCCGATTTTTGAAATGATACACCAACAGTAAAACTAACACGAATACTAGCGCTAAACTAATGAAAAAGAAATTTTCAATGAATCCGAAGAATCCCATTTATTATCCTAAAACAAAATATAACGCTTAATACGACGAATGAATATACTAAATTACGGATTTGTTATAAATATGTAAATATGTTTTACTATATTATAAATCACCGGATAGTAAGAAGTTAACATCAAATGTCAGAATCGAATCAACCTATAAATACATCTGGGACATATTCGTCTTCTGATTCATCTACGTCAAATTTCGCGTCTCTATTTAGCGGCAAAAATTTAATCATTTTAATTTTACTGTTATTGGTAGTCTTATCTTTAATCGGAATAAATTTGCTACTTTGGACTGGAAACGTTGTTGCAGATATTACTACATCTATTGGACCCGCGTTCAAAGATTTATTGTCTATGATCGGTTTTACCATAGGATCGTTAATAAATGGCAGTGCAGATGTAGTTGCAAATACAACTGAACTCGGAATTGATATTGCTAAAGGAACCACTCATTCTATCGGCGATTTACTGATAAATTCCAATCATCCGGGTCTAGACGAATCAAAACAAACAAGTTTAAGTGAAGTTATAGGAGTTCCCAAATTCCAACATTCACAGCAAACTCAACAACCGCAACCAATCCAATCATCGGAACCAACAGTTACGCCAATCAGTTCGCATAAACCAAAGGCAGGATGGTGTTACGTTGGTGATTTCTCGGGATTGAGAGGATGTGCTGAAGTAACTAAAAACGATAGATGTTTATCTGGAATAATATTTGCAAGTAAATCCAAATGCCTAGATCCAGAAAAAGATGCCGAACATTCGGAAGAACAGTCGGAAGAACATTTGGAAGAACAGTCGGAAGAATAGGTTTAGATGTTAGCATCTACTTATGCAAAGAGCACATACACTAGTCATATGGATTATTAATCTCTACTAGTAAAGGTTAAAACCCTGTACTAGTTTCAATAAACGCTATATAGTTGAGGTGTCCTTTATGCGAAGCAAAAAGTAAGGACACCTCAACTAGTAGACGTTAATCCATATGACCAGACGTTAAACAGATGCGATTGATGCGCCGTTATTGACGGTTCCAGTATGAGAAATCATGGTACATCCTTGGATACTATCCGACGTAATATTTGAAATCGTTCCTTTATAAGTAAATAGTCCAGTATCATCAGGCGAAATCGACACACCAGCATTAATGGCAAACGTATAAACGTAAGAGGGTTCAGTAAACAATTGAATATTATTAAACACTAAATTACCCAAGAACTGATTCACGCTAAATGATTTAGATGTCGATCCAGAATTTGTCGGGATTTTTATTGTCATATTAAAATTCGCAACACTCGATGCTGGGAACGTACCAACTTTACTATCATTATAGTAAACCGAAATACTAGCATTGGATAAAGATATTTGAATGTTTCCAGAAAATCCGACAGGATAAGAATAATTTGGCGGTATTATTCCACCAACTGTTATACCAATAGGTGTTGTAACTGTATAGTTGTATTGTGTGTTATCGATATAATTATTAATGATTAGATAATAGGAAGTCGCATCATTATTATTATAAGCAAGCACATTCGACAGTATCTCAAACTGCCACGGTTCTAAATCGTTTGGAACATAATCCGGGTAGGTTCGAGTGTTAAATCCCGAATAATTATAGAGAGGAACCGTATCATCTTCGTATAAATATGTTACTGGACCGGGAACTCCACTCGAAGATGTTGGTCGCGGAATACGTTTATCTGCATCACAATTCGTATCATTATTGGTCATTTTAGATTGAGAGGGTGAAGGAATCGAACCTCTCGCCAACAAAGCAAATTTCTGATTTTTGGTTAAATTGTTTGTTTGTGTCGACGATTTATTTGCACTGAATTTTAAAATCTCTACTTTTCGCCTCATATCCAACTGCATTTTGGTGAATTGTCCGGATAAATAAGGATTTCCAGGTGTGAATCTTGCTAAAGGAACATTATATAGTCGACGAATATCGCGTTGTTGTTTTTCATTCAAAAGTTGTTCGCAAAAACTAGCGTCTGTCATTTAATGTATAGCATATTTTCATACGTTTATTTGCAAAATGTATGAAACTGTATTGTCACTGTAAACCATATGACTAGACATTAACGTCTACTAGTAGAGATTAACATCTACTAGTTGAGGTGTCCTTACTCAAGGACACCTCTGCTATATAGTGTTTATTGAAACTAGTACAGTTTTTTAACCTGTACTAGTAGAGATTAACCAGAATACCAACTTTGTCCTAAATAATCAAAGTAGTTACTCGATGATCCATTTGCGGCAGACAAATTTGGACCGTAGTACACAATACTATTGATCTCAAATACAGAAAGGGAATAATCATAATATCGCAAGTTTGATGTCGATCCAGCGAATCCGCCATTTCCAGCATAAATAATAGGATCGTAGTTTTGCTTAGGAATATGATCTCCAAACGAAACGCGATTCACGATAACACCGTTTACATAACAGTCAAGTGTCTTGTTTTGCATACGAATCGCAACATGAAACCATTTTCCAACTGGTAGATTTGGCACAACAGCGTCTTTCGGGTCAGTCTGGTTACCCAACGCGGGAGACACGACATCCATCTTATAAAGCATTTTCAGTTCTGAAGCACTAACATCACTTACATTTGCAGTTTGATCTTTGTATAAGTAAACGCCTGGACCGTTATTTATTTTAGATAATCCGTATTTTGTACTAGATGACGCTCCAGTAGCATTAGTAAAGTCGTCCGTGCCTTTAACAAACACACAGTGATAGTTATTATCATTCGGCATAGCATCGACTTTCAACCACATAGACCACGTGAATTCGATTCCACCAGTTTGATTATTTGACCTATAAACAACCGCCTTTCCGTTTGCAGGGTCTTGAACAAACGGAGTCGTCTCTGTGCCAGACATCATTCCATGTATGATATAAGGGTTTCTGCTAGGACTTACAAAATAGGTTACTAATGCGACGCCAATATTCAGCAAAAACATAAATAAGATTAGAACCAATATGACAAATACAAATCTTGCGATCAAACTGTTTGAATTCAAAAATTCCTGACTCGCATTGAGTACACCTTGAGATGAAAATTCGGCAGTAGCACTTTTGGCAGATTCTCTAAATGAATTCACGGTATTGCTTATATTAGATGTGATCGTGTTTGTATCTGGCATGCTTTGTGTCACACTTTGAGCAGCATTCGACAGTGACTCTTTCGCGTTATTTAAATATTCGGACATGATTCGTATATTTTAATAACTAGACATTAGAATACGGTTATAACACGTTGTACATCCTCTCCCTTCGAAATGCTCATATTCAATCCATATGGGATCAAAGTGCTGAACATACTGCTGATTCCATTTCCACTTAAATAATTATTCCATGCGGTTTTGGCGTCGATTGTTGAAGTAAGACGTGTAAATTTTGAAACATATCCGTTAAGATTCGGACTTCCAATATATAAGTTACTTGTTTTTGATAACGGTACAGGAGACTGTGAACTTGGAACGTTAACAGTTTTTGCTAATTTACCGTTTATGTAAACTTCAAAAGTCTGTGTATTTATAACATTTACTACTAAATATATCCATTTTTGAATAGGGAAATTTTGAGTAATAACCATTATTTGTTTTGGTTTCTCACCGCCTCTCCCAGCAGATAATGTAAGGACTTGTCCTTCTAGATTGACTTCAAAATCAGTATTTTGTGTTCCAGCATCTGTTGCCTTATAAAATAGTTTAGTTTTAATGCCAGGTGGATTTGAAATATACAACCATGCTTGATAACTATATGTTAACGAGTTTGAATTTATCATTTTATCATATGTTATCATAACCTGTTTATTTAATGGTTGTAGTCCAGCAGTTAAACTATTATTCGTGAAGTAGTAATAGAGCGAATAAATTATAATAAGAATGATAAACCCTAATCCGATTGCTAAATAATTCATTACTGATATGTTTGATTATATAGTTATTTCATATAATATACATTTGTAAACTCATACGTATTTACGAATCATAATGACAATTATTTATATTATGTATGTTGATGTTACATGCATAATATTTGCAGATATAGGACTTTTATACTAAAGAATATCTAATCTTATGTCTAAAATAATCGTTGGTCATACTTTACGCTACTATTCTTGGTAAACTGCAGATTCACATGACGATCTGACACAGAATTGCTCTGTCCGCTTCCATTCATAAAACTACTCCAAACGCCTTGAGGGTTAATATTTACTGGCGGTCTTCTAAATCTAGTAAAATGCCCCAACGTATATTGATTGCCATATTTAATAGAGTCGGTCGAGTTTGTATTTATACTTGTAGCGCTTTGCACATTCTTAACAAACTTTCCGTCAATGTAAATATCTACCAGAACGCCATCTACATTTATAACTAATTGTGCCCATTTTTGAAACGGGAAATTATTTATTGACGCCAATGGTGTAATGCCAGTTGTGTCTAATATTCCCGCAGAATTGACACCAGTCCCACCTCCACTTTTTGTGTTTACATAAAGGTTCAGTGTGCTTCCTTTCAATGACACCACAAACTCATCACCTCTATTGAACAAAACATTATCCGTATTTACTGCAGAGTTCTCGTTTATGTAAAACCAACCCTCATAAAAATAACGAACTGAACTAGGATTTTCGATCTTATCTACAGGTATAATCGGTTGAACCGCATTATAAGTTTTTGGATCAATAATATTCAATGAAGTTGAATTCTTTACCAAGTAAAATGGGTTGTAAAATTGGACTGCCAGATAAATTGCAATAATTATTACTAATACTAGAAACACAATCAAAACAGTATTCATGTTCAACTATCAAATATAGAATATATTAGCATTTTTGTTTTATGTTTTGGTCAGAACGTTATCAGTCCAATTCCATTCTAAATAAGTTCACTAATATTTACTAGTAGAGGATTTTAAACCTCTACTAGTAAAAATAACTGCGCATACGCACTGCGTAATGGTGTCCCTTTTGCTACGCAAAAAGGACACCTCAACTAGTAGACGCTAATAGTTGACAGGTGGGTTTTTATATCGATTTAAATTGTAATCCGTAGCAACTTGATTCGGTTTTAGTGGGTTCTTATAATAAACCACATTGCAAATCGCACCATGTAACCCGCCCTTCATAACCGTATTATCGCCTTCACCGACCTCTAAAATATCGCCAATGTCGTAATTCGGACGTGCATCCGTTTTTAAGGAAACAGTTTTCTCTAAATTTCCGTTGACATAGATATCTATATTCGATTCATTATAACTAATAACTAATTGATTCCAAGACTGTGTCGGAATATCCAATAAAATACCGGGTGTTTTTGCAGAGTCGTTTACATAAACGATATACTTATCCGATTTATTCGGGTCATTTCGATCGTTAAAGTATGCCACTCTTGGATGTCCATTCTTTGAACTCGGGTAACCATACCTGAAAATATTCGTTTCTTTCGAATATGCTGCATAAGTATTTGGGTGTTGGTTCACGTAAAACCACATGGATATAGAGTAATTTTGCCGTATAGTATCTGGTTCTTTCGACGGGTTGTCTCGTTCATTTACATCCATTACAAGTTGTTTTGCTTTTCCGATTGTTGTAACACTCGTCAAAAACACAGGCGCATTTAGCAACACAATCGAATCGGAAGACGGTTTTGCTATGCGTGGAAAATACAAATATGCCAATATTATTATTAATTCCAATATAAAGAGAACCACAACCATTTTCGGTGCTTCCTTCAATTCAGCAAAAACAGTTTCCATTGTTTCGATCAATAGACACGGAATCAAAAATAGAGACTTTAAGAGTAACCCCACCCATCCTCTCGCATTCAATATCGTTCGAATGAATATTCGGTATACGATTGCTAAACCGACTATAAAAACTAATGCGCTTAACCCAACCAAAAAATACGAAACTGTCGAAACCGTATCAGGGTTCAATATCCTATAAAACATGTACATTGATATAATGAAAACGAACATTGTCGCACCATAAAATGCTAATTTACTCGAGTCCAGTTCACCACTAAATAAGTTCGATGCGATCATAACCCCAATGACAACCGGCAAAAGACCAAACACAATATAAAGATAGAATTGATCGGTCATTGCTTTCGGATCATTCGCTGCGACATAAAATACAAAACAAGTAATTATTAGTGCGGAAATTCCAATCCCCATTTTTTTCAATTCATTAAATGAATCTTTATCTTCCACCAAATTTTTAAAGAATTCCATTAATGTAGGTGGTCCTTTTTTATCATCAGACACAGACATAACACCGTTTATATATTTACCTGCAGAATATGCCTGTGTAAACTCCAGCATATTTGCACAACGCTACGCTAATCCGATATTATCTGTAATCACCCACCTTACAGATTTTCCATGGCAGTTTTTTCTCCATGACAGTCCCGGCAAAGTGCCACTAAATTATCAATATGGTTACTTCCGCCATGTTCCAATCTCACTTTATGATCGACCTCGAACCAAGCAGGTAATTGTTTTTTGCAATTACCACATTTCCATCCCTGTTGTGCAGCAACATATTTCTTTTTCGTTTCACTTACCGACCGTTTCGTTGCTTTTGTACCGCCGCCTCCTCCTCCTCTCAATCCATTCGAATCGGATTCACTTAAACCCGATTTAGTAATGCGCGCCTCTGCATAATTCTGTCTTCCGCTTCCTCCTCCAGATAAATTCAATATTGGATTTGCAGACCCGAATCCACCCATTGCGGCAGATCCTGCTGCTATACCACCACTGTATTTAGATGTAAAATCCAGAATCGGGTTCAGAATGCTCGATGCGTTCTTATCTACCGGCATGTATTTCAGATATTCGTTAGAGGTAAATACGAGATCTCTGGCACGTTCCGGGTTCTTCTTAAACAAAACATAAATCGCGAGTGCTGCAAAAGCAACACCTGCCATCTGGTAATACTTTTTGTATTTTGTGATGGAATTCAATAATTTGCCGTCTGTATAAATATTTGCCATGATTACGGCAGCAATTAAAATCAATATGATCTCAATCCGCATCCTTTCGATATATAATGACTCGAGATTCTCGATCATCGGTTCATTTATTCAAAACCCGTTTCCAGTAATGCATACGAGTTGTCGCTTTTTGTGATAATTTTGCATGTTGATGTTTCGCATATTGTGTCATCAATAACCCATCATCTGCGTGTCTCAATACGCGCCTCTCAAATAAATTACACGCATCTTCGTACGCTTCTTCAATCGGGCGATTGTTGCGCTGCATATGATAAATCATAGAGCGGTCGAAATCATACGCATCGAGTAAATCTGCCTCCCTCACAATATTATAAGCAGTCTGGTATTCACCTAAATCCGGCATTCCATTCTTCTTCACTTTCGAGTAAGACATGTAGCGAATAATGTCTATTGTTGCGCGTTTTTGATCGTCCGGCATAATTGGTTCTAGCAAATTACTAATATCCTGCAACCCTTCCTCTTCATCTCGGTATTTTTTGTCGCAAGTATCATGCAAGATTGCTGCTGTCTGTATAACCTGGTGATGCTCAGTAAGAGTGTCAGGATTTATCATTATCTTTTTCTCCTCTCTCGCAATCTTCTCTGCAAACTGGAAAACACGCATACTATGCCCTAAACTATGGGACTCATCGATATTGTGCTTTTTAGATATCACCAAAACAAATTGAAACAATTCATTGAGAGGTAGTCGCATTCTATCCAAATCTGGATCTGAATCTACATATCCATTTGATAAAACTTTATACTGTTATTTTATGACAAATCACAAACGTTGCAAAATTAGATGGTTCGCGTTCCTCTCCGATATTTACCATTCAGGTTGACGCGAAAAGATCGTGCTAAACAAGTTCGTGCGCTTTCGAGATCGCGAAAAGCATACAAATCTGGCAAATACTATCAGCGCCCTAAAATTGCGTCATTCAAAAGCAAGAAATCCGACCATATTGTTCGTGCGGAAAAAATGTACGGCGTCGACCGGATAGTACCTAACCAAGAACTGGCAAAGAAAACGCAATGTAGTGTTGCTGCATTAAAACAGATCGTGAAGAAAGGCGAAGGTGCGTATTATTCTTCGGGATCAAGACCGAATCAGACTGCCAGATCTTGGGGTCTAGCAAGACTCGCAAGTTCGATTACTGGTGGCAAAGCATCCGCAGTGGATTATTCTATATTGGAAAAAGGATGCAACCACAAAACGTCGAAAGCATTCCGATTGGCGAAAATGCCGAGTTACGGCAGAAAACATACGAGACGGGTCAACCTCTCCGCAAACTAAAAATACACCATATATGCAACCAATAATAGTGCCAAGATAATTGCCGAATAAACATACACCACATTCTTGTGTATGGACGTGCCGCCATAAACGTCCAATTTCGGTGGAATATATGCCGCGTGATACAATTCGATCGCGGTTTCCAACGTCATTTCGGGTTTGCCTAAAATAATATTCACCTTGTTATGAATAAACACAGTCCACCGAATAAACGACTCGCGTTTGTCTAAATACGGCGTCACAGGGTACTGATCCAAGAGGCGACTAAACCGATTCCCCATTTCCACATTCGGAATGAAAATTGGCATGTTCTGCACAAGGTCGTAATATTTGCGGCGTGTCACATCGTTTGCCCGATCGGGGTAATTCATGGCAATCGTATGCAGGAAAAACCAGAAATGCGGTCCCCAAATATGCGAATCGTATGTCGTCCTTTTTTCAATAAATGCACTATCAGATTTCATTTGCAATAACAAAAATTATAATCGAAAATGAAATATCTATATAAACATACGCTAACTAAATAACACAGCGTTTACACAAAACCATAATGAATTCATATTGCAATAATTGCGGAAAAACCGGGCATTTGTTCCATCAATGCAAATCGCCTATCATAAGTTACGGAATTATCGCATTCCGCGAAAACCCAGAAAGCAAAAAACGTGAATATCTTCTGATACGCCGTAAAGATACTTTAGGGTTTGTCGATTTTATGAGAGGCAAATATTCAATATACAACAAGGGATATATCCTAAACATGATCAAGCAAATGACAAACAGCGAAAAACAGAGATTACTGAACGATTCCTTTAGCAAATTATGGGGAGATTTATGGGGGACTCCTCCAGGATTAACAACTCGCGCAAACGATCCGTACAAGGCAGAAGAACAGAGTTCGCGCAATAAATTCGAATCTCTGAGAAGCGGTGTTTATACAAAAATGGATTCGCATAATTTAGACGAATTGGTTAAAATGGCAGATACCAATTGGACCGAACCGGAATGGGGATTTCCTAAAGGTCGTCGGAATTACCAAGAGCGAGATTATGACTGTGCTGTTCGCGAATTCTGCGAAGAGACCGGTTACGGAATGGATCAATTGGTTTTGCTAAAGAACATTCAACCCTTTGAAGAGACCTTTACTGGGTCAAATTACAAATCGTACAAGCACAAGTATTATGTGACGTATATAAAGTACAAAGACACACTGTCTTATAGACATCTGCAAACTTCAGAGGTGAGTGGATCTTCTTGGATGACGGCAGAAATGTGTGATGGTTCGATTCGATCATACAACGTGGAGAAAAGGCGAATAGTAGATTCGGTAGAGAAGATGCTGAATAACAACACGATCTCGTACATGAATTAGTGTCTACACGAGAACAAATCGACTTTGAATTGTATGGGAGTATTGTATAAGATTATAGTAACAAAATTATACAATATGTCAAATAAACCGAAAAAAACGAATCAAAATAAAACAAAAACCAAACGCAAAACGAAAAAAGCGTCAGACAAATCGGAACCAAAATTGCTAGACGCTGAACTGAGAAAAGAGTTCGAAGAATTTGGATTTGCAAAATCAGTGCCCGTTCCAGAAGAACTTCCTCTCGACATAGAGGAGGACTATCAACCAAACCCACTCAAAAAAGCAAAACGGTGTCCAAAAGGCACACGTCGCAACAAAAGTGGTGACTGTGTACCAGTCGCAGATAAAGGAAAAATCTTCATACATCCCGAACCTGGACCAGCAGAAAATCTAATTATTCCTGCTACAGATGAGACCGAAGTGACTAAGAAACCGGTAAAAAGTGTGATGAACCTGTTTTTAGAAGAAAAAGAGAGACTCGAGCGCACGAATATTCTCGAAAACCACGACTATCTTTACCCCGATTTGAATGACCCAGATTTCAATATCAAGATCGCACTGAAAAAGGAATTCCGCGACGCTCAATATGACGGCAAAATCCAAGATATTGAGAGGCAAGCAGACTTATTGTGCAAAGCAAAATTCGAACTGAGTCCGCACCAGGTTTTCGTCAAAAATTTCTTGTCCTCAGACACACCATATAAAGGACTTTTGCTATATCACGGACTCGGTACAGGAAAAACATGTTCTGCCATCGGAGTCGCAGAAGAAATGCGGAATTATATGAAACGCACCGGGTTAAAACAGCAGATATTAGTGGTTGCTTCGCCAAATGTACAGGGCAATTTCCGTCAGCAATTATTTGACGATCGCAAACTGACGAAAGTGACAAATGCTGCAAATCCAAACGAATTTATATGGAATATCGAATCCTGTGTCGGCAATTCGCTTCTCCACGAAATCAATCCGAATAGCATAAAGAATCTGAGTCGCGAGAAGGTAGTAAGTAATATCAATGCGTTAATAAACGAAAACTACGCGTTTTTAGGTTATATACAGTTTGCGAATATGGCACGCGCACATGTCGGGTTTGTGCAGGACGATGAAACGCCCGAGGAACGAAAAACGCGAGAGGAGCGCAATATTCGCCGGTTTTTCGACAATCGTCTCATCATCATTGACGAAGTACATAATATTCGACTGGCAGACGATAGTAATCGCAGAGAAATGCAGCAAGTTGCTGCGGTACTCATGAAAATCATTAAACATGCGAGAGGAATGCGTCTTCTCCTCCTCTCCGCAACACCGATGTTCAATTCCTACCGGGAGATCATCTGGATAACGAATCTTCTCAATGCGAATGACGGGAGGTCGCAAATACAAACAAGCGATGTTTTCAATGCGGACGGATCGTTCAAATCGGACTCGGGCAAAGATTCTAAGGAATCGACCAATAAAGACTCGGACTCGGACTCGGGCAAATCGGACTTGGGCAAATCGGACTTGGGCAAAGCGCTTCTCCGCCGCAAACTGACTGGATATGTATCCTACGTTCGCGGCGAGAATCCCTACACTTTCCCCTACAGAATATACCCCAATGTGTTTTCGCCGGAAAATGCATTAAAATCTTATCCGCAAATCCAGATGAACGGAATGAATATCGACACTCCTATCCAGAATGTCAATGTCTACGTGAACCGTGTTGATAAGTCGACGTATCAAATGCAGGTCTATTTATCCGTAATTGATCATTTACGGCAAAAAACAAAAGGTGTCTACGCAAACGCGCGGGTTTATAGAGAAATGCCGAATTTCGAGAATATGGAGTCATTCGGATATATACTTCTGCAGCGTCCTCTCGAATCCCTAAATATTGTCTACCCAAACGAAGACGTATCGCACATGTTGTCTGAAACGAACGCTGATGTGCGTGCCAGGCACTATAGCGACGACCTTTTTCAAAACTCGGTAGGCGGAACAGGTTTAGCAAAAATAATGTCATTTGCCGCGATGGAAAACGACGAACCTCTCAAACACGACTACGAATATCAACCCGCGACACTGAAAAAGTACGGTCGCATTTTCTCTCCCAATGAATTGCCTAAATATTCTGCAAAAATAGCAGAAATATGCGACGCAATCAAGAATAGCGAAGGAATCGTCTTGATATATTCGCAATATATTGACGGTGGGGTGGTGCCCATGGCACTCGCTTTAGAGGAGATGGGGTTCGCTAGATACAGTCACGGGTTTGCAGGAAGACATCGCCATTTATTCAAACGTGCTCCGACCTCTCCTATTGACGCCCTCTCAATGTTGCCGAGAGGCGAAATGGCGGACAGTGGCACATTCCAACCTGCACAATATAT